TTGTGGGGAGAGTTTTGGAAGAAAGAAGAACTTTTGGGTGTAAAAGCGTCTTTACCAGTATCCAAATGGAATGCTCAATGGATGCAAAATCCAACAGCAGAAAGCGGATCAATTATTAAAAGAGAGTGGTGGAAAACTTGGGAAAGCGAAGAGATTCCTGCGTGTGATTGTATTATACAAAGCTATGACACCGCATTTAGTGCAAAAGAAACGGCTGACTACTCGGCTATAACGACATGGGGCATATTTTATCCTGAAGAAGGCGATGAGGCTTCTATTATATTGTTGGATGCATCAAGACATAGAGTAGACTTTCCTGAGTTAAAAAATATAGCCTTAGAAGAATATAAATACTGGGAACCTGATATTGTTTTAATTGAAGCAAAAGCCAGTGGTACGCCTTTAACACAAGAACTTAGAAAGATAGGTATACCTGTACAATCTTACTCACCGAGCAGAGGTCAAGACAAGATAGCTAGAATGAACTCTGTTTCTCCCATGTTTGAAAGCGGTATGGTGTGGGCAACAGAAGATGCATTTGCTGAAGAAGTTATTGAAGAAATGGCTTCTTTTCCTTACGGAGAAAACGATGACTTTGCTGACTCCGCTACCATGGCATTAATGAGAATTAGACAAGGAGGCTTAATTGAGCTAGGCACAGACTATGAAGATGAGGTATCATTTGATAGAAGAAAGCTAAGTTATTACTAATGAAAATATTTGTTACAAAATTTATTCATGACGGTCAAGAATATTGTGGACCCAACATACATGCCGAAGACTTTGAGGTAGCTCAAGCCATAGCAGAAATAGATGGATACATTATACAAGGAGAATTGACAGACTTGGTACAGTTCAAAAAAGACGAGAAAAGGGTCTTACATTAATTTTTAATATATAATAAATCACCATGGCAATAGAAAGAAAATTAGGCACAGAAGACAATCCTGACATTGTTGATCAGGGTAAAGCTGTTGATATAGAAGCAGAAGCACCATCGTTTGAAGAACAACTGATGGAATCTTTAGAGGTTACCATCAATGATGACGAAATTATTATTGATGAAGCTGAAGAAGAAGTAGAACAAGAAATGCCATTTGACGCTAATTTAGCTGAATATTTGGATGATTATGTTTTAGGTTCTATATCTAAAAAACTAATAAACGATGTAGAAAGCGACAAAGAATCTCGCAAAGAATGGATGAAGACATACACAGATGGTCTTAAATATCTTGGCATGAGATTTGATGAACAAAGAAGCCAACCTTTTGAAGGTTCTAGTGGCGTTATTCACCCTATATTGGCTGAATCTGTAACACAGTTTCAAGCACAAGCTTACAAAGAACTTTTGCCTGCACAAGGACCCGTCAAGACACAGATAGTTGGACAAAGAGATGCCAACACAGAAATGCAAGCAGAAAGAGTTGCTGAGTTTATGAATTATTACATCATGAACGAAATGCCTGAATACGATCCTGAGTTGGATCAATTGTTGTTTTATCTACCATTATCAGGCAGTGCATTCAAAAAAGTTTATTACGATGCATCTATAAGAAGACCTGTATCAAAGTTTGTACCCTCTGAAGATTTATTGGTTCCATATGAAGCAACCGATTTGCTAAGTGCGGAACGAGTAACTCACATTGTTTCTATGAGCAACAATGAAGTAAGAAAATTACAATTATCAGGTTTTTATGCAGATATTGATTTATTGGGAAGTGAGGTAGAAACAAGAGACACGGTTACACAAGAAATAGATAAAATACAGGGTGTTGAGCCTGAGTATAACAACGATGAGCAAAGGCGATTGTATGAAATACATACAGTTGCAGAAATAGAAGGTTTTGAAGACTTAGACGAAAATGGTGAGCCAACAGGATTAAAACTGCCTTACATTATTACTATTGACGAGTCTTCGCAAAAGGTTTTATCTGTCAGAAGAAACTATGAGCCAAATGACCCAATTAAAAATAAAATTAATTACTTTGTACAATACAAGTTCTTACCGGGTTTAGGTTTTTATGGTTTAGGTCTTTCACACATGATTGGTGGTTTATCCAAAGCCACAACATCTATTTTAAGGCAACTTATAGACGCAGGTACATTATCAAATTTGCCAGCAGGTTTTAAAGCTAGAGGCATAAGAATTAGAGATGAAGCATCTCCATTACAACCGGGTGAATTTAGAGATATAGACGCACCGGGCGGTGCTTTGCGTGATGCATTGATGCCATTACCTTACAAAGAACCAAGTGGAGTTTTATTTAGTTTACTTGGATTATTGGTTGACAGTGGCAAAAGATTTGCATCTATAGCCGATATGAATATTGGTGATAGTAATGCAGCTATGCCTGTAGGCACAACAGTAGCTTTATTAGAAAAAGGTACAAAGGTTATGAGTGCAATTCATAAAAGATTGCATTATTCACAAAGAACAGAGTTTAAAATATTGGCTAGAGTCTTTGGTGAATTCTTGCCACCTGTCTACCCATACGAAACAGGCAGTGGCTCAAAAGAAATAAAATTAGAAGACTTTAGCAAGAAGGTAGATGTCATACCTGTATCTGATCCAAACATATTCTCCATGAGTCAAAGAATAGTTATGGCACAAGAACTATTAACCATGGTGCAATCTAACCCTGAAATACATGGACCACAAGGTATTTATGAAGCATATTACAGAATGTATTCTGCACTTGGTGTAGACAACATTGAAGCTTTGTTGTTGCCACCACAAGATATGACTCCTAAACCTGTAGATGCAGGCATAGAAAATAGCGGTTTATTACAAGGTGTCCCTGCAAATGCTTTTGCAGAACAGAACCATGAAGCACACATAGAAGCACACAAGAGTTTGTTTTTGACACAAGGTGTCCAAATGAACCCACAATTGCAATCTATAATTATTGCTCATGTCATGCAACATTTACAATTCTTGGCAAACCAAATAGCAGAACAACAAATGCCACCTGAAGCACAACAACAAATTCAACAAATGATGCAACAGGCACAAACACTTGATCCACAATCACAAATGATGGTGCAACAACAAGTACAAGGCATTATTGAAAGCATGAGTTCGCCAATCTTGGCACAACTTTCAAGTGAGTTCTTGGCTTCAATTCAACCACCACCACAGCAAGACCCATTGGTCGCTATTAGACAACAAGAACTTGGCTTGCGTGATAAAGAAATTGATTTGAAAAATCAACAGTTTGCTTCTAAAGAGCAACAAGATGCCATGGAAAAATCTGCTGAGTTGCAATTACAACAACAAAAAGCAGACCAACAAGCAATGGTCGCATCAGAAAAAAATGACATTGCAAAAGAAAGACTTAGACAACAGGCTGAGTTAAAATTAATCGACTTACAAGCGAGGATGAATAAATGACAAGTTCAATCAATAAAAAAATTCAGGAGCAGATAAAAGAAAAGAAAATGCTTCAAAAGGCTAAAGAGCAAAATGCAGAGGCTATGTTAAAAAACATTGAGGTTATGGAACCCGAAGTAAATGTGGTTGTAGAAGAAGCACCAAAGCCAAAAGCTAAAAAAGCTCCTGCAAAGAAAAAAACAGTAGCTAAGAAAAAACCAGTTGCAAAAAAGAAGCCTACTACTAAAAAGTAAACAGGTATAATTAATCTATTAACAGGAGTAAACAATGAAAGTAAAAACTTCCCTAAAAATAAAAGGTCAAGGAAGCATTCCATTGTCTCAGCCAAAAAAGGTCAAGGTTGAACCAATCAAACCGGGCAGTGGTAAGGGCAAAAGCAGAGGAAAAGGAGCTGCTTTAAGAGGCAATAATTTCAGTGGAGTGTATTAATCTATGGACAAGTATGATTTTATTCATGCTCTGAGAAAAGATTTAAAAAGTAGAGAGGAGCAAGTTAACGATATTGTCATGTCGGGTGGGGTTAAAGACATGGAAAATTATCAATTTTTAATGGGAGAAATCTCAGCAATATCCTATATTCATGATAAGATAAAAGAACACTTACATGACGAAGGAGATATTGTCGATGACTAAAGAAGTTAAAGTAGAGAAAGAAGAGGATACAATAAGTTTAGATGAGGCTTTTGTAAAAGAAGATGACAGGGTTTTAGACCCATCATTGATTGACAAAAGTGTTGTCGAAAGAATGCCTCAACCAACTGGTTGGCGTATTTTGGTTTTACCTTATAGAGGTAAAGGTGTTACCGAAGGTGGCATCTTACTGACAAAGGAAACCATAGAAAAGGAAACCTTAGCGACTGTAGTTGCTTATGTAGTAGCCATGGGTCCTGAATGTTACCAAGATGAAAGAAGGTTTAAAGATAAAAAACCTTGGTGCAAAAAGGGTCAATGGGTTCTTATAGGCAGATATGCAGGCTCTAGGTTTAAATTGGCGGATGATAGCGAAGTCAGAATCATTAATGATGATGAAGTCATTGCTACCATTCTTAACCCTGATGACATCGTTTCAGCATAGGAGATCATATGATTGAAGAAACAAACGAAGAACTTCAGGTTCAACTTGACGATCATGAGGAAGCTACAGAATCTGT